TTGGTTTCAATGCGGTTGGTGTAAGCCCGCGCCGCAGCGATCATGTCCGAGCCATAAACACCTTGAAACTCAAACGGAATATAGGCCGTTGAAGGTATCGGATAGCCAGGAGTGTTGTTAAAAMCCGCCGTGTCATAAACGTTGTAGTATTTGATCCAGAACTTCGGCACGAAGCTCAAGGCATATGGGAATGTGTAAACGAAGTTCGCCGTGAACGTTCCGAAGTACTTGAACTTAATTCCAGAACCGTTGAACCAGTTGCTATCGAATGTCTTGAGGTCCTCACGCAATGATGGAGTGGCGTTCTGCCCCGGCTTGCTGGTGATAAGCCGGGGCGGGTTTCCTGAAAGGTAAAGACGGGTTGCCATCTGTCCTCACGTATTGTCACTAAAGATCAGCGTTTTTGCCGCAAGATTGAACACGACTTTATTGTCTGGTGAGCGCAGAACGCCCGCCGTCACATCGCCTATATTGGCGACCTGAAGAGCCAACCCACCGGAGATGAATGTCAGCGGAGCCTGACTATTTGTCCCATTTGTCACGATGAACTGATCAGCATTGATAACGACACGGCTTTGACCGCTAGTCAGCGCGTCAAGGAATATGGCGGCCTGCGATGTTGAGCCGCCGCCAGACGCCGAGACACTCAGACCGATACGGGCCATTGCCCCAACTGGCGTGGCTTCAACAGTGGTGCGGAACAGCCCTTGTGCCGAGAAGTTACCCACGGTTGCCGTTAGACCTGTCACAGCGTTAGCCGTGGCGGTCAGAACGCCGTCCATGGACGTGACTTTGACCTGCAATAGATCAACAGCACTGGCGGTCGCTTCCAGACCCGTTACCGGGTCGTTGACGATAGCCTCCAGACTTTCAATCCGGGTGACGATTGCAGAACCGGGACCGATGGCGACTTCAATCGCTCTTGTGTAGGAAGCAGTCAGTCCTTCGGCGGTGACAGACGCCTCCTCGCGAAGCGTCTTTATCGCTATCAGGTTCGCACTGTCCTGCTCGCTCGCCTGTGCACCGATACGGTCAAGCTCTTCCTGAACATATCGGAAGCTGTCACCGACCCATTGCCAGTTTCGTTGAATGTCTTCATTCAACTGGTCGATGTCGATTGGATAGATGTCGAGCGGCCCAAGCCGGATATCCAGCATCGTGACCGGTATCCAGTCCGACCATTCGAACGGGCGGTTCCCGGCATATGTCGCGTAGCGGGCGCGGATTTGATACGACTTCGTGGGAAGTAGCAGCATCCCCGGAGCCACGAGCATCGATCCGACAGAAACCCGTTCGGTGCGGCCCGCGAAGATAACGGACAAATCCCAAGCCGTTCTGATCTCGTACATAACCAGATCGACATCTGGTTGGTCGCCATCCCATCCAAGCAGGATCGCACACCGGCGGTTGTTTCCGTTATCGTCCTGTGCCACCGATGCGACGGCTGAGAAATCGACAATCGGCTGCGGCGTCGGGCGGATCGTGCCAATCGGCGCGAAGACCGGCGGCGTGTAATCCGTATCCGGGTCCCAATCGTAATCGGATGGATCGACTTCCGTCAGGTCCACCACGACATCAAGGTTGGCCTTGTCCGTCACGCCATCAACGCGCATGAGCTTGTTGACGTAGCCGTTACGCTCCGATGTCCACGAAATGACGTCGCCCGGTTCCAGCGTCCAGTATGACGGCGGCAGGACGAACGTGTGACGGCGGGCACGGCGAGCCTCATTCAAGGCCGCTTTCATCAATCGCTGTACCTGACCAGACCGATAGACGTAATCCATCGGTACATCGGTCAGCAGGCGTCTATTGCCGTCCTCGACCTCAAACGTGGCGTTATAGAGCGGCGGCGCTGCCTTGGTGTTCCAGCCTTCATTCGGCTCTGGATATGTCGCCGTGATCCCGTTGACCGTCTCCGACAGACCGAAGAACGGCGTAAAGGTCTGCTCTTCGGTCGAGATGATCTCGTCATCAGTGAAGAACGCCACCGGAGCATCTGGCTCACCGACGCGGATTTTGTAGACACCCGCGCTTTCGATCAGTCGAGCGTTGCCACCGGTAAGTAGTTTGTCGACCGCATCACCGATAGCCGTATCAACCGTGATCTCGCCCCCGGTAACGAACTGCGGCTCCAGACCGTCAGGGCCTTGCACCTGCAAGCGACACTTGTTGACCTGCGCAATCCAGTCAGCGGCGGGCAAACGCGCACTGGTGACCGTCTGTAGCCCGTACAGCCACGTTCCTTGTTCGATAATGCCGCGAAGCAGGTTATACACCTGCACCGCAAGCAAATCGTCGCCATCACCGCCCCATGTTGACGGGTCGCTCCAACGCTGCGGACCGGAACCGCCTGCCGTGCTGTCTTTCGAGATGTCATAGAGCTTGCGGCCCTGTATCTCGAATTTGAACGATGGGAAGCCGGTAAACAGCTCGTTGTAGTATTTTGAAGTGACAATCGCATAAGCGACACCTTTGCCAACTCTCTTGTTGGTGTAAGGGCGCTGCGATGACGATACACGATTGACCAGGAAGCTATCGGCGGCAGTCTGAGTGCCATCGTACCACCTGATCCACATGTGGTTATCGCCATCACCGTCACGATACTGTGTGATGGGAAAGCCGAAATCGTCTTCCTGAGTGGTGCCGATCTCGACAGCCTCTCCGTTTACCCACATTGCCGTGAGCTGACGGATAGGATGGTCTGCAAGCGCAATTACCTGAGTGAAATAGGCATTCGGCGTCTTGCCAGACTTGCCCCAGGTATTCGCATAGACCAGTGAGCCAGCCGTGCAGGTGCGACCAAAGACAAGCGAACGAGATACATCGCCACCGGCCTGCAACTGACCTTTAACGCCGCCTGCTTCCGGTGTCTTTTCGCCAGACAAAGCACGAGCGGCCAGACTGAGGCCAACACCAACAGCGATACGCAGCAAAGCGCCACCGAGAGCGCCAGACAAAAACGTAGACGACAGCAGTCCACCGGCTAAGGTGGCCAAGCCAGAAAAAACAGCCATTGATGTCCTCGGAGAGCGGCTAGAGCCGTTTCAAAAAGTGTCGTTCTTGCGCCGTGAAACCGTGACGCTCGTAAAGTCGCGTCGTGACCGGATCGCCACCCAGACCGACCATATTGACCGCGTGGCAGCCCTTTGACCGCGCCCAAGCCTCATATTCAGCGAGCATCTTCACAGCACCACGGCCCCGATAGGCAGGATCAACCCACCAGACGAGTTCTTGAGCGCAAATCTCAAGGCTGAAGAAGTGCGGTTGGATCGTCGCCGCAAAGATGCCTCGCAGTCCGCCATCCAGTTCAAGGACAAGCGCCAAGGAGTTCTCATCGGCTASAACCCGGTCAATCGTCTGGCTGGCTAATGCGGCGCTGAAAGCAAGCCCTGCCCCGCTCTCGGCATGAAACCGCCTGACCATCGCTAGAATAGCAACTCGGTCGCTATACGTTGCGCGCCGTATCATTGATTGGCGGCCCTTACACTGGTTCCGATCCGCTGAGCAGCTGCGGTAGTCACCTTGCCGCTCTTCTGCCCCCAGAAATGTTCCCATTCGCCAACTGTCGATGCATCCACGAAGAAATCATCGTCAGGGTCGCGGCGCTTCTGATCCTCGTGGGAGCGGGTTCCTGGGTTGTACCGGGTGAACTCCTGCGAATGGCTGACGCATGTCATCTTGACCGCGCCTTCCTCACCTTCCTTCGGAGTGTTGATCTCGATCTGATCGACATAGCCGATGAAGCGATTGACTGCCGGAGCAACCAATTGCCGCGACACCGGAGAGAACAGGCCGCGATAGACCTCGACTTGTCCCTGTTTGAGATCGTACCCGCGAACGATGTTGTTCACGGCTTCATCGATCTGGTTCATCGTGACATCGATTGTCTGAACTGTCAGATTAGCGACAAGAGGTATGTCACTGATCTGAATGAGAGTTCCCGATCCTTCGAAGTTGCGCGTCTCGGCAAGCCCGGTATTCGGGTTCAAGATCGGCGCGGACACATCGCCCACGTCCGACCAGAAGCCATAGGAGAARKKCGCYCCGGTCGAACGGTCCCGCGCTACCAGCCAGAGGAAGTCTCGCGCAACCAGTTGSCGAGCTTGGAGAGCAGCGTAGTTTTCGGCAGATAGATTTCTCATCGGCTTTCAAACCCTTGGAACGTGATAACTCCCCGGCCCGTCGAAAGGTCGGCTGTGGTGTTGATCGAACCCGGTACAATCGTCATCAGGCAGGACGGCTTAACGAGCGTCACAGCGTCACCAACTGCTGTAGTTGGCCATAGGTGCGGTCTGACTTCGATTTCCGAACCGGACACGTTGACGATCTGGTGAAGGTCGTTCGTTCTGATCTGGAGGTAGTCGCCCACACTGACGACATAGCCAGACGGCAAGCCGGTCAACGTCATGGTGTTGCGATTGGCACCGATGGTTCCGACCTTGACGGCGGAGACATTCCCCATGCCCGTACCGTTCGGATAAGCAATGGGATAACACCGGCTGGTTGGCCTACCGCGGAACTGCTTCAATCCACCTTCCAGAGCCTTCAACCGCGCCCGCCAAGCGTCCAATTCATTCGGGCGCATGGATCGCGATTGATATGAAGCCGTCCAGAGAGGTGAACCGAAGTCCTTGACGAAGGTCTGACCGATGGAAGTTCGGCTTGTTTCCTGTCGGTAAGCAAGATCGAAGTCGGTAGACCAGCCCGGATAATCGGCAAGGATGTCGTAGGGATACGTGATCGCCACTTAGCCTCTCCAGTTCCGGGTTGATTTGGCCTGTCTCATGGTCTGCACAACGCGACCGCTAAATTCGGCCTGTTGCTTAGCCACTACCTGTTCAAGCCTTGCCACAGCCGCCACATCAGCCCCGCGAGCGTCGATGACAGGGGCGAAGGTGAATGAGCCACCGCCGCCGCTCGATGACGCGCCACGCAGGTTAGGCATTGTGGGAGCGTTTAGCCGGTGGTTTGGGATAACCTGCTCGCCGCCACTGAAGCGCACCAGTTCAGGCCCGTTCTCGCCCACGACAGCCAAGCCACGCGGTGCGGAGTTTGTGCCTTTCGCAAATCCTGGTATCAGACCGCCAAGGAGGCCACCTCCGCCAGAGCCGCCCTTGAAAAGCCCCGTAAACAGGTCGTCAAAAGCCATATCGAGCAGCTTGTTGGCAATCTTCTGGAGCGCACCGGCAAATGCTTCTGCCGCTGACTTCCCTTGAATGAGATCGTCAACGATACCCCGAAGGGCATCTTTCTGCGCATCCTGCCATTCTTCCGCACGCTGCCTGATCTTGTCCTGCGCTTCAGCAAGCTTATTCGCCTCGGCTGTAGCATATGCCCATTGATCTGCTGTCTGTTTGATCTGGGCTTTCAACTCAGGCGTGATCGCCACACCGGCTTTTTGTGCCGCGTTAAGCAATTCCTGTTCGGTGCGGGCTTTTTCGGCGGCGTATCCGTAGTCATTGATAAGCGGATTTAATTGCCGCATCGCTTCAGTTTCAGCAACAAGCGCCGACGTTCGGTCATTAACGCGGCGAAGCTCATCGTCAAATCTTTCGGCTGGTGTACGTTTCTGGCGCTTCTTCTTTTTCTTATCGTCCTCTACGGCATAGTCAGCCAAGGAAATCGGATTGAACTTCGGAGATGTCGGCTTGTCGGGGGTACTCGCGACACGAGCGCCTTTGCCGTACTTGTCGCGCAAGACCTTATCGACCTCTGCGCTTCCCTCTATGGCCCCACCTTTGAATGCATCAGAAATGCGGTCCTGGATGACCTTAGATGAAGTGATGGTCAGTGCGCCGCCAAGAAAACTCTTTTGAGCCTCGCCACCCGTAAGGAACTTGCCAACACTATCGAGGCCAAGAGCATCGCCTACGTCCTTCGCAAAGTTCGTGGCGTAGTTCTGACCCTGTGCGAAAGCATTCATAAGACGCTGAATTTCGCCAATGAGTGCATCGAAATTGATGTTGTTGACGAAGTTTGCAGCGTTATCGATTGCCGCCCCGAACGTATTAGCGGCTTGGGACGATGCGTTGAAGCGCTTCGCTGCATCGATCAGAGATGTCTTGAGGTTCGTTAAACGCTGATCGATGGTTAGAATGGCATTGGATACTTTCTCTTGAAGGAGCGGTGCACCTGCTTCAAAGCCACGGAAGAAAGCTTCTGACGATACTTTCCCATCTACGACCAACTGACGAAGTTTCGCGACTGACCCGCCAGCTTCTTTAATGCCTTTGGCCGCCGCCTGAGCAATTGGCTGCGCGCCTTCAAGGATCGAATTGAACTCTTCAGCGCGAACGATACCGGAGCCAAGCGCCTGCGAAAGCTGTAATAGTGCCCCAGAGGCTGACTGTGCATCTGTGCCAGCCACACGAAGAGCTACGGCAACGTTATCTGTAAAACTCAGCAGCTCCTCACTGGAAACGCCGAGTTCTTTCTGAACAAGCGCTGCTCTTCCGTAAAGCGTGACGAGGGTTTCGAGTGGTGCCGCGTTCTTCTGGGCGCTGGCGTAAAGTTTCTGGTAAACGCTGTCCAGTTCCTGCCCAGACAGTCCAGCCACCTTGAGCGCATTCTCAATGCGTAGCGCGCTGTCGATAAATGTCTTTGCAGTTGCAGCAGACACGCCAGCAAGAAGTCCCTTGGCAAGTCCACCGACACGGCCCACTCCAGAGAAAGCCGTGTTGATGCGCTTAACGCTCGCAGATGCTTCACGCTCCATCTGTCGCAACTGGCGGGAGAACATAGCTGTGCTGCGCTTTGTCTCGTTTTCCAGCCTTTTAAAATCAGCCGAAAACTGTACAACTAGGCGCTCAAGATCAGTCGTTGCCATGCCCTAATCACTCTGGTTGATGGATGAGTATTCAGAAGAGACGAACCTACTGCCCTGAAGAGAACTTGTTGGTTCTGGGTGAGCGAAATGCCCCGAACCACCTGCTGCACCTGGTATTATCCATCGTGACAGGTGGCCTGTGGCTAATCGTGTGGCTGTTTCTTCTGCTGAAGGGGAACGGAGCATACCGCTGCCCAAGCTGTGGAGCGAAGACGCTGACTTACTTGCCGCGCAAGGCGAAGCCGTTGAACGGAACCAAGATTTAGCTCCGCTCCTGCACCAGTTCCCAAAGTTCGTCTTTCTCAGTCTCCGACAACCCGCCGTTATGGTCTGGGTTATGCGCTTTCGCGTAACCTTCGACGGCTGCCATGTATTCCCAGACAGACATTTCCTTCACGTCTGAGATTGAAAGCCCTATGGCTGCGGCGCTTCCGTAGATGGCGGCAAATCTGATCTTTCCGTCTGGGAGGTCATCGATTGATCCTCCTGATTTGCCGCTTCCTCCTCCCCCACCTTTTCCTCCGGTGCGCCCATAAGGCCAGCCGACAGGATTGCTTGGGCAAGGAGAAGGTTTTCCATCGGTGGCCGATCTTCGACGTACTCACGGATAAGCTTCAATGCATCCGCAGGCGTCGTCTTCCCACCGATCAAGCCGTACCGAATGACTTCCCGGATATCGTTGATCTTCCATGTACCGGACATGAGCCGGTCAAGAATGACATACGGACCTGCATCGCACTTTTCCTGAAGGTTCGCGAGAACGCCCCAGGTGAGACGAAACACATAGGTTCCGTCTCCGAAGTCAGTTGTAAGGCTTGCGTCTCGGCTCATGGGGTTACCGGCGTCCAAGTTTCGGTGACTTCGCCATCAGACTGAAGCGAAACCGAAACAGTCACGCGACCGCCGTTTTCTGCACCGATTTCGAAGCTTTCGAACTTGAAGTTGCCTTCGTAAACGAGAGTACCGGTGGAGAAGATGACTTCCACCTGCACCGGTACGCCGTCCATATTCTGACGCGCCGCACTCCAGGCAGGAATTGCTTCTGCCGCCAGAACTCCTTCGCCGCTGATCTGTGCGGTCATAGACTGGATGTCACGCGCCACCCAAAAAGGATCGTCGGGATTGTCACAATCCGGGATTTCGATATCGGTCAGATTGTTGGAAAGATTGAGGGACTTCGACGTAAACCCGCATGGCGCGGTGTAGGTGATGGCACCGCCAGACGCGACAGTACCGAGAGAAACAATCATCTTCCCGAACCGGGCAGTTGTTGGTTTCGCCATTGTGGTTGCTCCATAAAAAAAGCCGCCCACAATGGACGGCGGTTACATGCTCTGATTTTCGGTGCTATGGCTGTTCTACGAACGCTTCGAAGGTGATGGCACCGTGTGAAGTGAGGCCGTCTGGGTCTCGGAATATCCGGGTTGTGACATGGTTGAAGGTCACAAGGGCATTGTCAGTGAGTTGGATGTTCTCAACAGACAGCGCCTTGCGAACCGCATCTGTGATGCGCCTGCATTCTGGGAAGCCAACGGCGCGGGACCAAACGTCGAGCTGCATAGTCACAGCGAACCCATCAATGCATTCCGCGTAGTCGCTTACCTCGTCCGAGGGGCCAAAGCTGACATAGGGAAACTGAACGCTTTCCGGCACACGGTCATAAACCCGTCCACCGATTAGGGCAGACAAGTCAGAAGACGCCTTGATAAGCGCAACAATCTGCCCTTGAAACTCGTAAGTAGGCGATGTCATTGAGCGGCAACCTTCTTGATTGCTTTCGTGACCGCTCGCGTTACCCGGCTCTTCGACCGGCGGCGCAGTGCACGATATGAAGGATAAAAGTACGGTTGTGCGCCCATCTTCTGCGTTCCAAACTCAACCCAGCGAGCATAGTAAGCTTCGCTGTTGCCAGCGTAGATCGTGATGGTAAACTCGCTATCGACCCCATCAGATTGAACCTTACCGAGCGTCATTGCGCCTTTCGGAGCTTTTCCCCAAGTCCAACCGATACTGTCTTTCAGGTCGCCCTTATCGACAGGAACAAGGTTCTTTGCCAAAGCCACGATTTCATCAGCGGATGTTTCCATAGCTCGCCTGATTTCATCGCGGCCTACAGAGACGAGCGCCTCAAGCTTCTTTCGGAGCTTCGGAAGCCCGATCACCTTTGCGTATGTTGCCATCGGTTTTCCTCGGTGTTGCAAGCCGCTTGGCCTTACCTTCAGCCACAGCCTGATCGGCACACGCCGCCTTTACCGATCCAACGAAGCCCGCCGGATAGACGATTGTCACCCGATCTTCAGGCTTGAACCGGAAGCGTTCTTTGAACTCTACCCAAGGCATGACATCACCCCGTCGCTACGCCGCTTTCGCACGTCAGCGCGATGAATTGGCGATTAACTTCGTGCTCTATATCTCTGATATTAAACGATTTTCCGGTACGCACATCCCGAAGCATCCAGTCCGTGGAGATAAGACGCGTGTTGGACGAGTTGCGGACCCGGATAACCTGTGTGTGCTTGCCTTGAAGCCTTCCGGCCATTACGGCCTCAGAGCCTCTTAGGTGGATGTATTCGCCTCTGGTCTGGAACTGCTCGACAAACTTGCCTTCGGTATTCCCTTGGCCATCGTCAACTTGTTCACGCTTCAGTAGCGCTACCTTGTAATAAAGGCTTCCTGCGGAGCGGTTGTCTGCCATGGCTGCCTCTATCAGTATGCGAAGGATCGGTGATGGGCGGTCATCGCTTTGACGGCGGCGGGTACTTCCTCGCCCGACTTGTCATAGAAATGCTCGGCCAGCATCAAAGAAGCCTGAACGAGCTTCACAGGTACGTTCCCGGCCCCGATGCCCGCTGTGAATACGACTGTTGCGCTCTGCACTCGCGGCGCATTCTCGATCACTAGGCGGCTGTCCACGATGTCGAAATCTGTGATCGTTCCCGGCACCCCGACCTCATCCACGTATGTGATCGAAGTGATTTCCGGGTTTGGGTAGCCATCGAATGACAGGATGAAGTTGGTCCCAGTGGCCGTGAACTCGGTTTCGAGCAGCACAGTCCCGCAAGCGTCCTGCACCCACTCTACGGCTGCATCTAGGTACTGTTGAAGGATCGCGTCATCGTCACTGTTAAAAACGCCGGTATCATCAGCATTGCGCGTCTGTTTGCGCAGAAGATCGAGCGAGACGACTTCACCGACCGGATTTCCTGACTGTACGATCTTCATAAGCACCTCACGGATGAAGAAGGGGCGCAAGAAGCGCCCCCTTGTCTTATTCGCCACCACCCGGAGCGGCGGGGGCTGTCAGATCGCCGTAGACGATGCCTTCAGGGCGGAGCGTTTCGAGCTGGATGCGCTCTTCCAGAAGGATCGTGACCTTGTTGGTGACGAAGTTGTCACGGTCTTCAGTCGAACGGCGGATTTCGATGCCCTTACGCTGCCAGAGAAGCGTGTTGCCGACGAAGCCGCCGACAATAAACTTGCCCTGGGGGATGCCCTTGGTACGAACCACCGGAAGGCCCCAAGCGGAGTTGCCTGCGAAGGCTGGGTGCAGATAGTGGCCCTCATTGTCCTTGGTAAGATCAAGAGCCGCCGCATCGAGGTGGTTCATCACCACCGCCGAAGCAACCAGATCGGCTTCCGCAACCTGCGCAATGGCGATGCGAATATCATCCATGGCGTTCGTAGGAGTGATATTCGGGACAGTTCCTGGCACATATGCCGTCGAATTGGCGATAAGACCGTCAACACGGTTGGCCGTACCAGGGCCGTTCAGGACTTCTGCTTCTTCTTTCAACAGAAGGCCATAGAGACCACGCTGATTGATGTAGGCTTCGAGACCGTCAACATCATCCAGCGTTTCTTCGTTGATACGGAAGAAGTGAGCCATCTTGACCATTGGGGCAGACTTGGCCTCAAAGACGAGCTCGGATTGAGGCTTCTGCGCACCGGGGGCGACCGTTGCCGCATTGTTGGTATAGCCGGTTTCCTGAAGGTATTCGATCACTGCCGCAGAAGTTGGCGACGATGGAATAACGTCTCGCAGGAAGAGTGTCTGGTTGACTGGCTCGATCAGACCGCGATTGCCGCGACGGACACCGGCGGGCAGCGTGATATTGCCGAACGACGCGGACGTGATATCCTTGATCTCGACGGTCTCTCGGCCCATGATGCGGGACTTGAAGTCCTTCTGTTCCGCGACAAGGCGACCGAACGATTTTGCTTCGTCCTTGCGAGCCGACATCTGGCGAGTGACATCAACCATCTTCTCGCCAAGCTCTTCGATTTCCTTGCGGCTATCTTCGATCCGGCTCTTGATGTCGGTGATGTCCTCACCGGAAGCCTTCTTCTCATCGAGAAGCTGAAGCTTTTCGGAAAGGTCGGTCTGCGCCTGCTTCACTTCGGCAAGCGTCTTCGTTGCGCCGTCAAGCGCTTCCTTGATTTCGATGTCCATGGGGTTTCTCCTATGACGGACAATCAGAGTTTGAAGGCGCGGGAAATGGCCTTCGCGGTCTCCGAAGCGGACGCGTCACGCTGTCCATCGCCCAGAGCTTGCGGCGCGAGCGCGGCTTGCGCTTTTGCCAGCCAAGCAGGGAAGCCCGCGTCTCGCAGGGCATCTTCCACGGCTCGTTTGAGAGGAACGAAATCACCGGATTTCGTCGCCTGAATTACATCATTGACGCTCTTCACAGCATCCACACCGGCCTCGATTTGCATCGGGAACGGCACGACAGACACTTCGAAAAGCTCGACCTGTTTCAACTCGCGGGCATTGCCCTTCCTATCTGCCTTGATCGTCCGGTAGCCGATGGAAAGGCCGGAAATCGCTCCCATCTTCAGTAGGTCGAACGTTTCCCGGCCCTTGACGGTCGATAGGGCCAACTGACCAGTGACACGGAGGCCGTTTTCGTCTTCCTTTATGTCCGTCCACTTCCCGATAGGCGTATCGGTGTAATGGCTCCAGAGCATCAGAGGGTGGCGCTTGGTCAAGCTGTCCTGATAAGCGCCAGGCAAAACGATATCGCCGCCCTGATCGATGATGTTGAAGCGTGAGGCGTAACCCGAAATCACGCCTTCATCGCTCACAGCCTCGGCTTCAAGGCTGGCGAATTTCGTTTCAAGCTGCATTGTTTGCCTCTTTGGTCGTTGAGGACGGAATGAAATCACCGCCGGGAACCGGGTTCATACCCATGCGGGATCGGACATCGTTCTGTGTCTCCCATCCCGTATTATTGCCGAGCGCCTTGGCGGCATATTCCGCCTTCGTCGTCAGATCGCCCCGGTAGTATTGCGTTTCATCGAGGTTCACGAACTCGTCAGCCCGGAGAAGAGAGAACTGGATGGCCTGCTCCCAACGACGCAGCCAGGGCGATAGCGTTACGGTGACGTGATAATCCATGGCGTCCGATATGCGGGTGAGAGACTGGCCAGCAGCATCATGAGCAAGGAATATCGGGTGGATGCCGTAAGCCCGCGCCACCTCCTCGATGAGGAAGCGGCGGGTCTCCATCAACTGCATTTCGGCTTGGGTCGGAACGATGCTCTTGTACTGCGATCCGCTATCGAAGATCGGTGTTCCCGGCAGCTTCCCCTTGATGGCGTCCAGAACCTTCTTCGCGGCTTCCGGGCTTAGGACTTGATCTGTCGTGATAAAGCCTGAAATCGACTTCTTCGCGCCGTCCTCGTCCTGGCGGTCTTCCAACCGGAGGGAAAGCTCCAGAACCTTCCTGATCTCGGTTGAGATATCCAGCCCTTCGGTATCCTGCCAACGCGGCGAGGTGATCTCGATGAAATCCTTTCGCGTTGCATTCTCGATATAACCGATGCCGGTAATCGTGCCGCTGTAGAAGACCTTGCCGGTTTCCGTGTCTCTCCGTGGCTGAAAACCGCCGTCTGTGATCGGGATCAGGCGGCGGATTTTCCCCTTATACCCACGGTCGATATACGCCCGGCCCACACCCTCGAAGACCGCATGAAGCGTCAGGGTTTCGATAAACTCACCCGGCGTCATGTAATCGTTCGGTGCCACGGTCAGGCGCTCGTACAGATCGCCTTCCATTGTCGGCTTGCGAATGATCCGCCCGTCGCCGTCATAGCTCTTGGTGCCGGTGATGATCGGCATTGCCGCCACACCTTCACAGATGCGCAAACCGGCAGCGAGAGACGCGGCCACACGAAGATATCGCTGTGTTGCGATAATCTCACGCTCGATGATGTATTCCTGATAGAAGCGATTGCCGTTGAGGTCGTAATCCTTCTTGCCGAATGGCCATAGCTTCATGCGACCAGAACTCCGCTTTCCATGTAGCTGCGCTTGCCCTTGCGATCAGATTTAGACGCCCCGACCGCCATGGCTTTCGACACCATGCCGTCAATGCGCCCGCGAGAGCGGCTCTTGTCGAACATCTGGTTTCCCATCCCGTCAGAGCGCAAAACAGCGTTCGACGCGCAAACGTCGGTCATCTTGTTCGCGTCGATGGTGACTTCCTGTTTCAGTATTTTGTCAGTGAACCGGCTTATCGAGTGAGGCATACAGAGCTGCCTATCCTCGAAAGCCACCTTCAGGCCCTGGGCATGGGTGACGATCTTCAAGCCCGCCCCTGCTGGCTTATCTGGCCCCATATAGCGCCACACCGGCAGGTTGATTTCCTCACACGCCGATATGAAGCTGGTCACATAGGCTGGATCGACCGTCAGACTGTCCACATCTTGCGACGCAACCAGTTGCGCCACCTGCGCAGCTACGAAGGTGTAATCAATCGTTTCGCTGTCGCAGATCGTGATATGGCCGTCACGCTCATAGGCCGCGTATGGAATGCGGTCTGAGGCTTCGCGCGCTTCGAGGCCGGTACGTGTGGTCCAATACCAGCTTTTAAGTGCGAGCCTGTCGTCATCGTCACGCCAGCAAGCCGAAAGCGCTGTCAAATCGTTCTTCTGCGACAGATCGAGCGCAAGAAAGCACGGAATACCCTTGCAATCTTCCTCATTTACCTCGCCCTGAACGGCTCGCCATGCGCTTTCATCCTCCAACCAGAAGCCAGAAGAACCCACAGGGATGCCGAAAAACAGGCGCTCAGTAGCCAAACGCTCAGAAGCTATGTGCTTGGCCGTCTCGACACGCTTTCGCACGTTCTCGGCTGGATATGTGACGCCCAGAGCAGGCAGAGCCTTAACCCAGCAGCTTTCGTCCTCGAACGGTCGGTCTTCCTTGTCCACGCGGGCAATATAGGCAAAGGCGCTATCATCATCGATGACGCCTTCCACTACCCGCTGATAGAACTCAGAAAGGTCAGTTGCTACAGCCTGGTCAGAAGCGGGCGTATTCGTGCCGAGCATCATAAGGGGATCGCCCGGCATCTTGTCGATGGCAGCTTTCCACAGGTCGATGGCCTTACTGGTGCGCATTTCGTGCACTTCGTCCGCGAAGACCGCCATTGGCTTCGGCCCGGAAATGCTATCAGCCGACGCTACCGGCAGGAACTTGGACTGTGTTTTTGGATGCTCGATCTTCCAAGCGTTGTCACCAGTACCGCGAATGACGACATCACCACGGCTTTCCAGAGTTTCCCCATCGCGGCCCGGTATCTCAGACCGACACAACGCCACAGCATCCGAGAAAAGCACCTTGGCTTGATCGCGGTCATTGGCGATGGCGTAGGCTTCGGCGCGCTTAATGCCACTGTACCCGATCATGTAAAGCCCGATGGCACCCATGAGCGGAGACTTGGCCTGTCCTTTCCCGGTCTCAATCCAGGCATGTCGGAACCGGCGGCGACCTTGCGCATCACGCCAGCCGAAGAGCGACCCGACGACAAAGACCATCCAGTCAAGCAGATGGAACGGCTCACCTTCCTTCGCGCCTGCCGTGACGGTGAACATAGCAGGGAAGAACCGGAAAGCCCTGTCTGCCTGCTCTACGTCGAAATACAGGCCCCGCTTACGTCCGTTCTTCAGATCGTCCAAATGGCGCTTGCAAGCTGCCCTGACATATCGACCCGCAATGATCTCACCTGAGATAACTTTACTGGCGTACTCCGTTGTCCGATCCAAGGAACTCGTCACTTGGCGCAGATCGGCCTTTTTCTTTCGGGCCGGTTTCTTTCGCTGTTGCTTCACCGAACATCGCCTTTTCTAGCTTTAGAAGACGGTCGTTCAGCTTCTCACAAGCCGACCATGTGAAATTGAATACGTCACCGCCATTCGGGCCTTCCTTGACCGGCCCTTCCGCAGCAGCCACAGGGTAAAGAACCTCGTATTCGACCCTCGCCCTGACATACCGATCCGCCCTCGCAAGGTTGACTTCCGTCACCGCGCTAACTTTTTCCAAAGCGCTCGTGATTTCTTTCCAGATGCGCACGGCAAGCTCCGCCCGATCCTCGTTTTCTCGGAATATTTGCCGATATCGGGGCTGAATGATCTTCGCCATGTTATGTTATTACCCGTACCCGGCCTTACCGGCTTTCCTGAGTGAAAATGAAGGGGGCACGCGGGTCTCCAGCAGAGACACCCCCTCTTAGAATTCACCGGGGGCTATCCCATTGAAATCACTTGCAATTCCAAGGATGCATTGGATCAATCGGTCTTCCATCCTCATTATGACCACTGACATAGCCTCTGTGGGTGAACCTCTGGGCCTGCTGGTCATGGCACTGCTTGCATACGGCAATGATGTTCTCCTCATCCAAGAAGAGATCGAGATTGCCTTTGTGATCCTGCTTATGGTGAGCCACTGGAGCGTTGTGTGCGTTGCCCTTGCCTATGAGGTGCTTGCCGCATCCCGGCCATTGGCATGTCCAGTTGTCCCTATCCAGTACCTTGCGTCTTAGGCTTGACCATTGAGGGAGATTGTAGAGCGCTCGGTGCTCTGGCCTGTGCGCCTTGCGCCGGTTATCTATCCTCATCACGAACGAAGCCGATCTGATCCATCATGCGGATAATGGGAAAGCCATCATGATCAATGAGGCCAGTGTTCACCGGCTCAGGTTCGAAGACTGTCTGCGCAAGACTGTCGCGGGCATTCGCTTCATCCCACCATTCCATACGTGGCTGTCGCAACGAAACGTATCGTGCCATCCCTACCCCTTCGCCTTAAGCTCTGCTGCTACTGCTGCCTCGGTCTGGTGATCCAGGTAGGCGCCGAGCGGCAGCATCTTCGACAGAAAGCATCGTACCGCTGTCTTCATCCGCTCTCTCTTTTCTTGGTCAGCGCGTCTATATGCGAGTTTTCCGCAGTAATGTTTCGGTCGTCCTATTGCCTACTCTCATGTGAGCGGCCACCCTTCTGCTACTGATGCCAAACAAGGATCACATCATGAGCAAGCAATTTCTTGAATTTACAGATCATGCCGACTGGCCGCTGCATAGTATCGTTATATGGGTACATGCAAACGGAACCGCGTCGGTCACAAAGGATAGCCCTACTTTCGCAATCGAAAGCTTTCCCTTTGAAATAGCCGTCGAGAAGGCCAAACAGATGTTTCACAATGAAGTGGGATACAAACAAATCATTGTTCATTTATCGGAAGGCGTTTCATCGCCGCAATAAACTGTCCGGGCCTGCCCACTTCACACCGCTTAATGCAGGGTTGCGGCCCCGGAGCGACCAGTGTTGAGTTCTACACCCGCGAGTGAAAGCCATGGTCTAGCCGCCCGGTGGGCTAGTGAAAGGAGTGTCGCTCCCTATGAAGACTATTGAAATTTGCGCTCTGACTGTGCTGAATTGTCAGCGGGAGGCTTATCATGTTTGAAAACCAGACAATCGGGGTGACTTGCCCTAAATGTGGAAATCAGATCGAGCAGACTATCGGCTGGCTTAAATCCAACGACAATGTCACCTGTCCTGGGTGCGGTTCTGATTTCATCATCAATAGCGAAAAGTTCTTCGCCGGAATTGAGAAGGCCGAGGAGGCCATCGCGAAATTCGGGAAATCGATCCGAAATATCGGAAAGCGAAGATAACACTTCATGCAATCCATTCGTGTCAATGGATAGTCTGAGATCACATGATGCCATCTGAACACTCCAAATGAAAAACCCCGCTCAATGGCGGGGCTGATTGTTGGTCGCATATTTAGACAGATGCGCTATCCTGATGAAAACAGGAGGCAGCAATGTACCAGATCAAGGTATTAGAACTTCTCGAAGACGGCACATCACGGCCATATGAGTTCACCGAGATGGAAACCGCTCAAGAGTTCGTCCGACACGCTACCTTTGACCTGAAGGTCTGGATAGAAAAGTACGGCATCTTTGACCGCGATGACTTCTTGAAGCTCCGGTCTATGCCGCAGGATGAAGCCATCCCATTTTAATTCCGCGCCTCTCACCAATGAAAAAGCCGCCACCCGAAGGCGACGGCTGTTGTTGCGCCGTATGCATCCGACGACTTCCAGAATGCGGACTGTCCCGCTCGGTCTGGCACCTAGCCACGGCCTGTTGCGTGGCGACCTCTATACACGGTGGCCTACCACCATGCGGATAGATCAGAACGGGACTACGGCAGGCTTGCAAGGCTCCGCGCTATATGGGCGCGGCTACCGCTATTTCGTCCCCTCTGGAAACACGCCAGACGCTTGAACGCCGTTCTGCTTTGTTTGCCCTCATGTCTCGCGCTACCCGGTTAAATGGGGCGGTACTGCATGAGGGCTGATATGTGCGCTAGTCGGACCCTTTCGGGCGAGGCTCTCACAACGTCTTTACGCCACCCTTAACCGACTACGGCTATTTTCGCTGGCCGTCAGCTACTTGCGAGGAGCCGCCTCGCATTCCGTTGAATGCACTGCCCCGAAACTTTCGCGCAAGGTTTGTACCTGACCCTTGTTCTATCGAATCAACGGGGGCAACTGTTTCATGAATGACGGCGGAAAGAAAACTCGAAGGGGAAGACCTCGTAATCCAATCGAGAAAGTTAGCTTGTCTATACGGCTCGAAGTCGAACTCGTTAACTGGATTGTAGATAACGAACCGAATTGGCGCGAAAGGATAGCTGATTTGATACGAGAGGAATTCCAACCCCGCATGCAATAAAAAAGCGGCCCGAAAGCCGCTGAAATCCTTCAGGTCGCAATTCTGCACCCTGAAACTATGCGCAGATTATTCTGCTTCGCCGGATATGGCAAGACATTCATGCGACTTTTCGGCGTTTCTGTGTGAAAAAGTGTCGATGAAGCGCGTTACAGGCGAGACGAATATCTCCAAGCATGTGCGGGAAGAATTGATCATTCTCAAGCATGAATTGAACGGCAGCATAGAGATTGCCATTTCGCGTTTCGGCCTGTGCTTCATCTATTGCCTTACGTGCGTCGGTATAAGCCTGCTTGGCGCGCTTTACCCATGCCTCGTACTCATCTGGGTCAGAAGCGCCAATCGAACCAACGTTGTCATAGTACGCGCCAGCGGAACATTCCGCCTTGCGCTTGTCGTTGTAAACTTCCCGGTAGCGCTCGGCGGCGTCATACTGGCTCGTGCTGATGCCTTCCGCCTTGTCTCGCTTCCATGCCATATGCAAGCGCCCCAGGTTATCACCGGCCAATTCACTTAATGCTTCCGAAGCACTCATGCCGAATATCCTCATCCTTGCCAGTTGCGCCACCTTTGCAGGCGGCTCTTTTGCCCTACTAATCTGACCGGATGGTGTGCGCAAAACCCCTTCCTTCTTCGGCCTCCCGCGCTTGGCATGTCGCTTTGCTGCTTTCGTTCTCGCCGCCATGTCTGTTCCTCGTTCGCCTAGAGTTTGAATATGAGAATGAGAACCACAGCCAAAAGCAGGAACCGAATGTCATGGAGCAAATCGATTATTTGGATCGATGCAGGCTGATCGCTCCTATCGTGCCAAAACAGTTTGCTTGTCCAAGTCTTGGCCGGATGCATCGTGCGATAGTCTGCTTTCTCTGCCATGTCCGTTCCTCGCTGACTGGGGTTAGATGTATTCTGAAACTGCCGTGACAGTCGCCGCTGCCAGCAGGCTCAAAAGGGCCAGCCCCGCAACTTCCGATGGCCTATCGATCGCCATGGAGAACAAAAATCCGGTAATCATCCATGCGACGGGTGCTAGTGCTTTCATCGCCCAGTCCTATGCCGCTTGCTTGTGTGCCGCGCTGAAGGGCTGGAGTCCCTGCGCAATGCGGATTTCATCTGCCAGCGCGATAAGCCCCGGCATGGACATACGTCTCCACTGGCCCTTGCCGCGGCGAACCTTGACGCCGCCTTTCGGTGCCCCGGCTACCTCATAGCCATATTCAGCCATGAATGACGCTATCCCGTGGATGCCGGAAGACGCCCCCTGCTCGAACCGGCGGGCGCCATGCATGGCGAGGTATTCATTGATCAAAACAGCTTCAGGTTTCATGATAGTGTTCCGTGCTTGACAAAACGGGCTGGGCGGCGGTTTTCATGACTGATCATGATGTGGACCCGTCGATGCGCATCTGCTTCGCTGATCCCCATGATCCTGCCTATTTCCAGCGTATCCTTGCCTTCGCGCCAGAGACGGAAGGCTTCGCCGTAAACGGCGTCTTTCTCTGCCATGTAACGAGTGATGGACTGGCGCATCATGCCGCCCTCCTAGATTGATCGTCCCAGCGATATCCGTGTTTGTCGAAGCCATCGCCGTTTTGCAGGAATTGCTCTGGCACTTGACATCCGTCGCTGCCGGGCATCGGCCCCCATGCCGAGGAAAACCAGCACCGATTGTCGCGGGCATAGTTCATCCGCTTGGTCCATTTCGCCGTGAGTTCTTCCGGTGAAAGTTCGCTGTCTGGCTTCGGCTTTTCCGCAACTACAGGCTCCGGCGACCAACCAGCCTGCATCGCATTCCGGCCCCATTCGGCCTCGAAGCTGAGCCATCCCTTCTCGATCATCAGGTCAGCCGCCTGATCCGGCGTAAGACCACAGGCATCCTTGGCCGAGGCTAGGCGCTTGGCGAGAAGTTCGGCGGCGCGTTCGGTCAACGGTTTTTTGATCTTCGCCCTATGCTCGACCACTGCGGCTGCAATGGCTTCGGAAAGGACGGATTGCAAAACCGACTTCGGGGATTTCTTTTGGACACCGTTAGGTGTCTTTTCTTCCTTTATGATATCTGACTTCTGACTATGCTTAAGCAAACCAGAATCATTTGCTTGAGGCGTGTCGTTATTTTTCAATGCTTTAACAGCCGCACCTTTAACCCCGGATGCGCTCCGTTTCTCCGATATCGAAACAGCTTTTTGGTATTCCCGATCCAGCCTTTTGTTGCGGATGAAACCGTCCTGCTCATAGAAGAGGTGGCCGATAGCGCCCCATACCAGATGCCACCGGCGGGCCGAAACACGAGCAATGCGCGCCAGCTTTGAAGGGTCGTTTGGAAGCTTTGCATCGTGCCGCCACATCGTCATGAGCATGAGCAGGTAAGCGCCATGCTGCTCAGTCGTAAGGTCCAAGGTATCGGCCAAATAATCACCGACATAGAGTTGCAGGAAGGGTGTCGCACTCATTTCAAAACCTCGCCGCGTTACGGACAGCCGAACAGGCGACGTCAATGAACAGGTCAATCGAAGTGACCGGGCCGTTGCGCTGTTTGGCGATGGAAAATTCAAGTTTGTTCTGGCAATCGGCCAGACGGTTGATGCGCTCGTCTTCCTTCTCAGGAGAGAGGCCCTTTTCCCTTTGCAGGTAATAGGCTTCCCTGTAGAGGAAGATGATTGTATCCGCGTCCTGCTCGATTGCGCCGCTATCCCGAAGCGATGAAAGCTGTGGTCGCTTGTCTGCCTGCGTTTCCAGAGCTCGATTAAGCTGTGACAGGAGAACGACCGCGATACCGTACTCGCGGGCCATGGATTTCAGCCCTGCGGTCATTTCAGCAATCTCGTTGTTGCGATTACCGGAATACCGGTTCGACGCCCTGATGAGCCCCAGATGATCGATCATCAAAAGCTCTAGCGAAGTTCCGGCCTCCTCCATTTTTTGCATCATGCTTTCGAGCTTGATGCGAATATCAGTCATGGAAAGACCTGACTGCTCTTCGATCAGGAGAGGAAGGTTTTCAATCTGTCTGGCCACACTTTCGAGAGCGCCAAGGTCCTGATGGGTTACTCGTCCTGTGATAAGGTCCTGATATGGCGCTTTGATCCCCATATCGTATGCCAGATCGGTTACTGCGCGGGCGGCGAGCTTGTCGGCATCCATTTCAAGGGAGATGAACCCGACGCCATGACCAGCCTTCGCAACCTTGAGAGCCGTCGAAAGAGCTACCGTGGTCTTGCCCATGCTTGGACGAGCGCCGATCAACGTCAGGTCTCGCTTATGGATACCGCCTGTATTGTGGTTTACGTCAGTAAGACCCCATGTCATACCTGTGAGGCCACTACCACGCCGCTGCGCTTCTCTTGCTGCTTCAAATGCATTCTGAGCCGCCGACATGATGGAAATCTGCGATTTGCGGCGCGGCCCACGGCGAACCTCTGACAGAATATCATCCGAAGCCATGCCGAACGATTTGATAAGATCGACAGGGCTTGAAGATGGATCGTTTGCAGCCTCGAAAAGCAACGATGCTTCCTTGGCAATCTGGGCCTTGGCCCATTGGTCCACAACGCGGCGAGCCGACTTCTCAAGGCCCTGAATGCCTTGTACTGCGCTCACCGCCAAGCGATTGAGATATTTCAGAACAGTATCGCCATCGACCGTGAGCCGATATTTCTCCTGCACTCCCTCATCAACCAGCTTGATCACAACATCGGGACGCGTGGAATTAAAACGCTCATGCGCCTGCTGGATCGCCGCGAAAATATGCGAATGGAGAGGCTCAAGGAAGTGATGCGGTTCCAGTATCGAAACGACGCTTTGAAAGCCGCCGTTCAATAGCAGGCTGGCAAGAACCTCCTGCTCAATCTCGATGACGAAGCTCGATTGATCCGGGATGGCGCTCATATTCCCGCCTTCCTGAGATTTTCGTGATCCGCGAAAAGGTCTATGAAGCGACGCCAAGCAAGCGCGGCCCTCGTGCCGTCCTCATATTTAAGCGTCTTCTGCGCGGTGACGGCCTTATCGACATAGTCTTCCCACGCTACACCCATTTCGTCCGTGATGGATACAAGCGTCCTGCTCATGCTGCTACTCTGCTTTTGAGATTGATATTCCAATCGGTTAGGACGGCCTGCACATCGCCTACGCAGCGAACAATGGCGTAAGGGACGCCATTCGATCCGCACCAGTCCTGCCATTCCTTTTGAGCCGGGGAACTTGATCCCTTCCCGGCTTTGACCTCGATAAAGGCCATGACGCCGCCCTGCCGGACGAGAACGATGTCAGCAACGCCTGGCTTCACACCGAGGGCTTTGAGCATTGCGCCAGTCTTCGCATCCCGACGCCCACCATTTGCCGGATGAAACGCCCGAACGGTCGAAGGCAGCGCGCTATCGAGATAGGCCATAATCGCCTTGTGAATTTGCATTTCTGGTTGAGCGCGCTTCATCCCAACCTCGCAGCCATAAACAGGCCGATCAGGCAGACCAGCAGGATTGTCAGGAGAGTTGAGAGAATGGCGGCGGCGAAAGGGCTCATTTTTTGTCAGCCTCCATGCGCTCGAATATTTGCTTTCGATGCTTCTTTCGCTTCACGAACCTTCGCCAAAAGCTGCGAAGCCTCGCCGACCAGATTTTCCATATCAGCATCGCCGCTCACCGCTTTTTCGAGTTCAAGTTCATGTTGGAGTTGCGCAATCTGGCGCTCGCAGTAATCGAAGTAAGCCGTCTGGACGCGCTTGAAGATCGATGCTTCAACGGTCTTGGAACGACCGATGCGCAGATTGTTCAAGGTCCAGTAAGACAGGCCATATCGACGGCTCAGGCGCTTGAGAGCGTTGCTATGATCGCCCCACCCCTTCGCCTCCCTGTCTGTCATTTCGCGGACATAACGGCCCGCCAGATCGCAGCTACTCATACGCTCGCGCTCCGAAACCAATTGATGTTGCTGTGACTGAAATTTTGAGTCCGTCATGCACAAAGCCCTTCGCTAAGTTGCTGATCAGAGACGACCGGAACCAAACAGAAGGACGGACATGGAACACATCGGACACGCGGCTTGGAGGGTTCTGCAAAACGCTCGCAAAGCCGCGATTGCCCGAAACGAAAAAGGCGCGGATGCACAGACACGCAACAACGGAATGTTCCAGGTTCCAGCTAAGTCTATGACCAGCCTTGTTGCGCCGAAGCCGGGGGCATCCGCTAGCACCGTCGAAGACCCGGCCACGATTGGTAGATCGCGCAATAAACGCTCGACGGGCATTTGAATTTGAATTGGACAGGGTGTTCCTCATCATCGCCGCTATTCCTGTCCAGAGGAGGGAGCCGAGACGCTAGGGAGTGCAGCGTCTCGGCTCTTTTCGTCTACCGAGAGGGAGGCTTGGGGAGTGGCAGACGAACGAAGGAATAGACCACGGCGCTTTGCCAATAGGCCGGGATATGATGGATGAACACCAAATCTTTCAGAGATAGACTTTATCGGCTCGCCGCTGACGTAGGCAGCAAGGATATTTCCCTTATCGGTACTCGTGAGACGCGGCGCACTCATTCCGCACCTCCCTCGCGCGTGTCGCGCGTAAGGGCGTCGAAATACTGTTCAACGAGGGCTTCGTGACCTTCAATTTTCTCTTTCTTTTCAGCGATTTCGAATGCAGCGACCCGGCGAAACGCAGCGCGAACCGCTTTCGTGTCGTGGCCTTCGGCTTTCATCTCCGCAAAAAGCTCTTTCAGGTCATCTGCGACAGCCTGTTTGGCTTCCTCACGGTTCAACCAACGCTGATAGAAGGATTTCAGGCGCGAGTTGCTCATACCGACGCCCTCACGGAACGGGAGCGCGGTACAGGGGCACATGCCTTGGCACGCTCAGCGCGAATGTATGCGCGAATTTCCATCTCAGTTTCAGGCCAAACTCTTCCGCCTGAACGAAGTCTTTCAACAAGGCGACCGTTCTTGATTGCTTTCATCCCAAATCTGAAAGCTCCGGTTCCTGTTTCAGCCATGAAGGCTTCAATTTCTTCGAGAAGTTTCGTGCTCATAAGAGCTATATACACGCTATCGCGTGCATAATCAATACACGCAACAACGTGCACACGCTTTTTCGTGTACGTGATAAAAAATCGGTATGGCAGAGAACTGGAAAACCCGCCTTCTCAAGGCAGTTGATGAAGACCCGAGGTCAGACAGAGCAATCAGTCTGGCGACAAATATGGGCGTCAATACGGTAAATGAGCTTCGCAATACCAACAAATCACCCAGCATTGACAAGGTTTTGAAGCTCAGCGAAGTTCTCAATATCGATCTGGGATACTTGTTTTGGGGAAGGACCGATGAGAAAGAGACCGCCCCTATTCGGGGCGATCAGGCTATCCTTGAAACGTTGAAGCGGATCGAAGGATTAGATCAACGAGGCGTTGAGGTCGTTTTCTCGGTTATCGATACGGTGATTAAGCGTCAGCCTTCCACACCAGAACAGTCATCCGCTGATGATCAATTCGCGCCTGCCACTGCCCACCATGAGCCAAAGCCATAGTTTCTGCGAGTTCTTTTGCTTGAAAATCAGCCTTTCGCATTGCTGTGAGAAGGCCACCATTCAGCGTGGCAACGCGCAATAATTCCAGCCTATCACCTTCCTTACCCGGCTGAATGGTTACGAATTTAATCATTCACTCCTCCCCGCCGCTATATCTTTTCCATTTCCGCCACTTCGGGCGGCAACCGGTCACCATGTGCGAAGATGAGCTTCGGTTCTTCATAATCGCCGGTATCGGCATCACCCTTGCTCACAAAGGCAACGACTGCGGGTTTGATTGATGCCAGCTTTTCCGCGATCCGGCGCGCATGGCTTACATCTTTCGCCAGAAATGGCGCATCGGCATTGATTTTGCCCTTGGGTGCCTTGCTATATGCCTGCACCACATACTGCGTTTGCATGCTCATACTCTTACTCCCTGTACGCTTGTTATGTGCGACAGGATGACTCAGAAAGCGGAACAAATCAAGAACAAGGCTAACGCAGGGTTAACGGCGTTTGTGGCGGGCGGGGAGGTGTGGGGCGTGGTTTTTGGGGGGGCTAGAGGCTGTTCTGAAAATTGATTTCCAATTTAAAACCCCTTGTGTTAATGAGCGGCCATGAGAGCGATACGGTTCAAATTTTCGCCTGAAAAGGCAAAAGAAGCGTTGCACTGGATGGTAGCGCGCCAGCCGGGGATTGATCTACACGCCGCGCTCAAGGCCTTCTATTTTGCGGATAAAGCGCATTTGAACAGGTATTTTCGTCCCATATTCGGGGCGACATACCGAGCGATGAAGTTCGGCCCCGTTCCTCTCGAAGTCTATGAAATGGCTAAGAGTGAAGCTCTATGGCTTGCTGAAACCGGGGAAGAACGCTTTCCTTGGCGGCTGGATGGCTACCGCCTGATTTTAGAGGGCAACGATCAGCCCGATATGGACGTCTTTTCCGAGACGGATGTAGAATGCCTTGAAGAAGGTTTTGAACAGTCAATCCGTATGAACTTTACGGATAGAACCGCTGCAACGCACGGCAAGGACTGGCAGGCCGCTAATCTTGGAACGATGCGGTATGAAGACATGATCGATGAAAACATCGAGCATCGAGACGCCATCATTAAAGACCTTTCGCAAACGGCACGATATACACGTCTTTGATGTTAGAGCCGCTCGACGTAATCCTAGTTTTTGATGTTCACATCGATCCGGCAAAGCCGAAGTTTTGGGTTTGTTTGTGCCCGGACGAGGGAATTTTCTTTCGGATCAACAGCAAGAGTGTTTGGCGTCCCTGCTTTCCTATCAGCCGCGAGGATAACAAATTTCTTGACCACGACAGTTACGTGGAATGCAATCTTTTGGAACTAGACGAATATCTGATCCGCGAGGCCATCGTCAGCAAAGGAAAAATCGGGCGTCTTGGTATACGATATGTGGCTGACATCAACAGGCATCTGTTGCAAAATAGAACCATCCCAATGAAGCTTCGCCAGAAGATAATGGACCTTCTCAATAGCATCTGACCGCCCCGCTCCGGCGGGGTTTTTCATTGCGCGACTCATGCTATACGCAAGTCGCATGTCGAGCGGTAGGCCCGTTCCTCTCTCGCTCGATCAGGCTACCCGACTGCCCCGGCATATCTCTCCGTCAATGCCGGGGCTTTTTTGTTGCGCTGATTTCCTTTAAGCGGATTCACTCAATTAACTCGCTGTTTTGTAAAGCGAAAAGACTGATTTTCTCGTCATAAACGCCGAGTGGAATCACACCATCTTTGCATCCATGATGTATAAGCGATGGAGCCTTCCTTCCCTGCGGACTTTCTTGGCCTGGACGAGAAGTTGCCCTTTTACGTTCGCTGCCTCTGAATAGATATTCGGAGCAATATCCATAGCCGGATCGCGAACATCCGCATTGATAAACTTGCCGGGTTCTTCTGGATTTTCCACCTGAATTTGCTGCTTGTGGTGGCTGATACCGTCAACCGTCACGGTCATTTCAATAAGGTCTTCCACCTCATCCCCCTTTCTCGCACGTATGGCGTCAGCGGTCGGCTCGTCAATCACGGCTACCGCCGCGCCGCCGGTTGGTCCAATAGATAGGCTTCTGGCGGTCTGCCCTACCGGGGCAACGGCGTCACGCGCATATGGTGCCATTCTATCGACAATCGACAGCAACGTTTCATGCCAACGAGCTTCACGCTCATCATGAGATGCGTTCAGCGTCTTGGTCAGGTCCATCAGCGCTTGGAAATGCACATCTGCCTCTTTCTTTCTACCGCCCAGATGGAGCAAAACCCAACTGATGAACTGTTTCAAAAGCTCAGCACCATTTGCGGCAATGAATTCGTTGACCAAGGGCAAAAGCCACGGAGCGCTTTGCAGATCTAGCGGAATAGCTACCGAGGATTTTTTCGGTTCTTCCGCCACCAGCATCACAAGAGACTTTTCCCGCTTCTTCGGAATCCTTCTCTCTGCAAACAGGACCAGACCGACTGTTGCGATCCTGTCTATGCCGGTAAGGGAACGCCCTAACTCCCCCAGACCGATGACATGGGTGGCGCTTTTCCCGCCATCGAATTTCAGAACAAGCTTATTCCCCACAAAAYCCCCCTGCCAATTGATCGCTCCAAATGAAGCAAATCCAGCAAGAATTGGAAAGCGGCAAAAGCTCGTCCTTTCGAACTGATTCTACCACGGCGCGGGCTGGTGTCAAAAATATTTGCACGTAATTGCGTGTACTCTATTGCAATGCACGCAGAAGCGTGTATATTCGATCTCAACAAACGAGATCGGAGCGCAACATGCATCCCTCAATCCAGAATACCTACAACGAAGTGGCAAAGACGCTTATCGGCCTGACCGTAAAGGCAGAAAAGCCGGTTCGTGAAACCACCCGCCAAAAGCGCGTCATGCAGCTTGCATGGTCCATGTACCGCGCAAAGCAGGCAGCGGAACTCAAGGACATTGAACTGTATCGCGCCGAGGCCACGCCAGAGCAATTCAAGCGTTGGATCAAGCGGAATACGACATTCAACGCCAAGCAGTTCGGCTTCGCGCTTCAAGACGCTCATCGCGCCATTTTCATCGAAGAACGCGGGCCAGTTTTCATCACAGACGACGAAGCACGGTTTCGCAGCTCTGACAGCCGGTGGGGGTAGGACGATGACCCTCTACACCTTCATAGCAATCCTTTTCACCGTCGCCATTGTCAGTGTTGCAGCAGCATTTCTCATGCTCTGCCACCTCGAAAGAATGGCGGATATCGCAAGGAATGAAGTCGATGTGTGATCACCTCACCATGCAAGGCGTGAAGTGGTTCCAGACCGCGACCAGCCTCGACACCACCAACGATGAAAAGATGGAAGCGCTGGAACAGCTTTTGAAGCGCGATCTTCCCCGAGAACTCCGCGACCAGCTTCGCATCATCTTCAACGAAATCCGCCCGCTTGAGGCCATTGAATATCGTGAGGTAGCAGCATGACACCCCGCGCTGAAATATATCTATCCTCCGCCATGAAGCACCGTGGAACAGCAAACTATTGCCGTCGCGTAGCTATCGAGAATGAGGCAGCTAAGTGCACCGCTCTCGCCCGCAAATGGTGGGACTATTACTGGGAATATCGAGCGAAAGCTTGGGGCAACATTGAAATCGCCCGCCAGGAAAGGCGCGCGTCATGAGCGACCGTTATCTCAAGGCCGATCTTGCTTCCATCGAAGCCCAGATATCCGAACTGGTTTCCGACAATCCAGAGCTGGCAGACGATGAAGAACTCCGCGTCGATATGATCGATGGAGAAACGAGCGCGATTGAATTCCTGCGCCGTGTCTATCGCCGGATGCGTAAAGCCGAAGCTCTGGCAGAAGGCGCCAAGTCTGAGAAGGATGACGCCGCAGAACGCCAGAAGCGTTTCGAGAAACAGGCAGGCGGCTACAAGGCCCTCTCCCTTGCCATTCTCAATGCGGCAGATGTTGAAAAGCTGGTCACGCCATTTGCGACCTACAGCGTTCTTGATCCTCGCGTCAAAGCCGAAGTGACGGACCTCGAAGCCATTCCTCAGGGCTTTTACCGCCTCGAAAAGAAACCAGACATGAAAGCCATCAAGGAAGCGCTTGAAGCAGGGAACGAACTGCCCGGTGCGCATCTGACGATTGGTGTTCACTCTCTCATGATCAGGAGCAAGTGATGAGCAATCTCGATCTGTGGGAAGCCCACGCGGATATCGATCCCAAGTACACGAAAGCCATCACTGGCAAAGCGTACAAGGGAACATCTCCCAACCCGCAATACGTCATCAAGTGCTTGACTGAAATGTTCGGCCCTGTCGGTCAGGGTTTCGGCTGGGAAGTGTTGTCCGAAGAGTTCACGCCTCTTGGCGATGAAATCCTGCACTGGTGCCGCATTCGTTTCTGGCACACCAAACGTGAGCATTATTACGAGGCATACGGCCAGACCAAGGCGCTTATGAAGACAAAGAGCGGCCTTATGTCGGATGAAGATGCTCCGAAAAAGAGCCTCACAGACGCGATCATCAAGGCCGCTTCACAGCTTGGCATCGCAGCCAACATCTTCCTTGGCCGTTGGGACGATCAGAAATACGTGGCCGAACTCCGCGACGAATTTCGTCAGGATGATCAAGCCAATAAGCCAGCGCCAAAGAACGACGAAGCCCGCGCAACCTACGCGGCTCTCGAAAAAGACATGCGCCAGAACACAACTCGCGCCGATCTGGGCCGTTGGTGGCGCGATCCTGAATGTGAAGCCCTGCGCCGCAAGCTGCCGAACGACTGGCAAGCCAACTTGAAGCAGGCGCTCACCGATTACGGTAACACCCTACCCGAAGAACAGAAGGCGGCTTAATCATGAAGATCATCAATATTACGGGCCGCATTGGCAAAGACGCTGTTCTCCGTCGCACCCAGAATGGTGATGCGGTTCTCGGCTTCACTGTCGCCGTCGATGAAGGATATGGCCAGAACAAAAGCACGATCTGGTTCGATGCTTCTATCTGGGGCAAGCGCGGCGAGAGCCTTGAGCAGTATCTGCGCAAGGGAACCAAGATTACGGCCTCCGGCGATTTCAGCATGCGAGAGCATGATGGAAAGACCTACCTGACAATCCGCGTCGATCACATCGACTTCGACGCACCGAAGCGAGATGAGCGGCCAGAGCCTGCGCAATCGCGACATGCTGGCCAGCCCGCCAACTTTTCAAATGATCTGGACGACGAGATTCCTTTTGCACCGGAGTTTCGATGATGGCGAAGAAAGAAAAGTCTCTCATCATCGTTCGCAAGACACCACGCGGTTTGCAGCCTGTTTCCAGCTTCGATGCTGAAATGCTTCTGGCTGCACCGCTTGGAACTGAATTCAACCTGGCATCGCTGACAAAGCGATCCCTTCCGCAGCATCGCACCTACTGGAAAGCGCTAAGCGAAGTCGTCAAGGCAACTGGCAAATGGCCGAACGCCGAGAAGCTTCATGACGCTCTCAAGCGTGCCTGTGGATATGTCGAAATTCGTTACAACCTCGACGGATCATCCTACATCGCAACGGACAGCACGTCCTTTGAAGCCATGAACCATGACGAGTTTTCCACTTACATGGAACTGGCGATGAGCAAGCTTTCCGAAGCCATCGGCTATGACCCGCTCGCCTTCTTGGAGGACGCAGCATGATTATTCACTTCATCGCATCGAAGTTCCGCACCTTCTGGGAACGCTATATCGATCCGCTTCCTGCTTTACGCAGAGAAGCAGAAGAACTGCGCCTGCAAATGGAAAAGGCCAAGCGCCAGAAGAAGGGCAGCAAGGAAATAGAACGGGCGTATCGCCTCAAGACTGCTGAAATCATCGCGGTTGAGCGCGGTATTTCCTACCGCAATGGCTCTCTGGATTGGGGGCAGTGATGGCGCGGCGTGAGTTCACCAAGAAGGTTTATGCTGAAATCGTCAAGCGAGCCATGCGGCCGAATGGAGACATTGCCTGCGAAGGTTGCGGCCTGATCCTTGGCAAAAAGCCTTATCATATCGATCACATCAAAGCTGATGCACTTGAGATCGATAAAAGCGCGAAGCTCACGGCCAAGGACGGCCAACTTCTCGGCGTCGATTGCTGCCATAAGGAAAAGACGAAACAGGACGTTGCCGTCATTTCCGAGGCCAAGCGCCGTGAAGAAAAGCACCTCGGCATGAAGCGCCCTTCTTCCAAGCTGGCGAAAACCATCAAAGAGCCGAAGCGCCTCATGAAACCCCTCCCTCCCCGTAAGCGCGACATATTCGGTCGCCCTGTTAGCGAAGGTATTTCATCATGAAACTGACCCCGATGATTGACTACGAAGACCTGATTTTTCAAGCAAAGTGCCAGCTTGATAACGTGTCCGATTATTTCGATGAAGGTGCATCACTGCACCACTGCGAAGGCAATACGCTGTTTATGATCCTCGATGATGGATCGGAAGCGCTCATCGATCTTGACCCGATCATTGATTTCGTTGCTGCGATGAAGGAGTTGCGGTGATGGCGGACGCACAAGCCATGACCGATAGAATACCCGACGAGACCATGCGAGAGGCCATCAAGATTTGCGATCCCTCATTTAGCGGTGGAACGCGAGTTAATGACGCTCAGCACATAGTTGATGTTGCCCGATCCCTCATGGCTCGTGACCAGCGGGCGGCGGGAATAGCGCTAGCACATGGCGAGAATAGCCTCGACGGGCAGTACTGGGCGGGCGTCAATCAGGCCGCAGTGAGCATCTCCAACGCCATCCTCTCTTACGACGAGGTCCACCCATGACAGTCATCATATCGGACGAGGCCGTGAATATCGCCCTCAACACTTGGCTCGGTGGTATTCCTGCGTGGCGCAACGATGCCACGGAGCGTCTCAGAACAGAGATGCGCGCCGCCCTCACCGCAGCTCTCCCCTTCCTCCCCGTGCAAGGGGCTGTGAAGAAGCTTGAGTGGGGAGAGATGCGCCATACGGACGACTATAGCTTTGCACAAGACGCCGAAACCCCCATTGGCCGTTACATTGCGACTGATACCGGATGGTTTTTACAGGGGCAATCCGGCTGGGAAAGCGAAGACAATATCGAAGCCGCCAAAGCCGCCGCACAGGCCGACTATTCCGCTCGCATCCTCTCCGCGCTTGAGCCATCAGCAGCGCGAGAACAGGCGCTGGAGGAAGCGGCGCATAACCTGATCAACGAACTATCCGGCGATACCGGAGAGTTGATCGACCGAATGGCTGCGGCCATCCGGGATTGGGGATCTCACTACGATGATGGACCTTGGGAAACGCTGCCTGAGGATCGTAAAGCTGGCTGGCGCGGTGACGCTGAACGCGCCCTTGCAGTGGTCAAGGAATACTTGACAACTCGCGCCCTATCCTCCCCGGACCATGCCGACGCCGGTAAGGTCGAGGGGGATGGGTGCAAGTCAGAGCGAGAGAAATATCTTGAAGAAGTGCTGCGACCATTTTCCGAGATCGCAGGCGAATTGTTCGCGGCAAATTTCAACAACGACGATGTTGTCTTCACGCTCAACAGGAAAACCGCGAATGGGTCGAAACTGTCATACCAAATGACGGCGAAGGCTTTCTTTGAAGCTCGTTTTGCTCTCCCCTCTGCACCATCGGAGGGCGCGGAATGAGCAAGCTCAACGTGCTTATCGGCGGCGAGTATTCGGGCACGATCCGTGATGCCTTCCTAGCTCTCGGCCACAATGCTATGTCGTGCGATTTCTCGCCCACTTCGGTTCCTGGACCTCATTACCAAGGTGACTGGGCAGACGTGGAAAATGATGGCTGGGATTTGGCCATCTTCCATCGGACATGCACCTTCATGGCTAATTCCGGTGCCAAGCACATCTATCTGAACATGAGCAAGAACGGCGGCCTGAACGAAGACCGCTGGCTGAAGATGGGCCGCGATGCATGGGCATTCTGGCATCACATGCAGACTTGCCCGGTCAAGTTCGCCGCGTGGGAAAACCCCGTCATGCTGGGCTATGCGCAACTCATGATCGGCAAGCCAAATCAGACCGTGCAGCCGTGGTGGTTCGGGACGGATGAAAACGGGCCGGATAATGTGAAGAAGGCCACATGCTGGTGGACGAAGGGTGGCCTTCCGAAGCTTCGCAGAACCGGCACGCTCGATGGCTCTACGGCCCGTGACGAAGTGTTCAAGATGGCTCCGACTTCGGACCCGGAAGAACGACGCATGGCCCGATCCAAGTTCACACCAGGTCACGCCGCAGCAATCGCCCATCAGTGGGGTGATTTCGTCATGGCCCAGAAATATGGGGAGTTGGCAGCATGAGCCGCTCCTCCACCCATCAGGAGGCGACCGTCATGGCGAGTGAAGACCTTTTGAAGAAAGCCGTTGCTGCTTTCAAAGCCCTGTCACCAGACCAGCAGGCAGAAATGCTGGAAGAGCAGCGCCAGTCATGGGTGCGCGGTAACATTGGTCTGAGCCGGGATGAGCGCGGTATGACTTCTACAGTGATGCATCGCCCCGCGCCTGCCGCTACAGATACGGGACTGGAGACGTTTAGCGTGGAAGTAACGTCATCTGGACACCCTTACATGAAATCTGATCCAGACGGCGATTACGTCACCCGCTCGCAGGCTGAGGAGATATTGGCGGCGGAACGGGAGAAGAAGGATGAGCTTGAAGCTGCATGGCTGACAGCAGAAGGGATCATCTCAGACCTGAAGGCCGAAAACGAACGCCTCCGCTTAAACGCTCACACGCATCAAAGGCAATTTAGTGCGGCCAATGTGCGCGCAAAGAACATGACCCAAAAGTGTCTTAGGCTCGAAGCCGACAACGCGGCGCTGACTGCGCGGGTTAAGGAGTTGGAGGAGATCAATGCCGATCTGTGCCGATCCCACGGCGTATTGAATGTTACAGGCGCAAAACTTGAAGGACGGGTCGAAGCCCTCGAAGCCAAGCTCGCGGCGGCTGAAAAGGCGCTGAAAACTGCGCGCCCATATGTCGAAGATTACGACACTCGGCGTCATAACACTGGCGTTGATGAAACGCTCACACAGATAGACGCAGCGCTGGGAGGGAAGCCGTCATGAGCCAGCCGAGCGAAACGGAAATCCAGAACGCCATCGAATATGCGATGCGCCGCGAAGGTGTGACTGAAATCGTGCCTTCAGAAGACGGTGAATACGAGGTGGAAATCTACGAAGCCTCCAGCCTGACGCCGTTCGTCATGTGCCTACTTCGAGAATTGAAGGTGATTTCATGACCCAGCCCCTCATTACCCGTCTCTCCAAGCTAGACGCGCCTGACAGGACGACTGCAGCAACCAAACAGAAAATCCGCGATGCCTTCGCAGGCGTAAAGCCGTGCATCGCCCTCTTGCGCGCAAAGGAGGCATCGAATGCCTGATATCGTCGCAATCTTTCATGATGCCGTGAAATCAGGATGGCCTGACTTTACTCGACGCAATGCCAGCGACTTTCTGCGGAGCTATTTCGGCAAAGAATATCGAAGCATCAGTCCAGAGCGGGCAAAGCTCGTCGCTCAAGAATACCTCGATGAATATGGCGTTGCAGCCGATTACCCGCAGGAGGCTAACCATGCCGAGTAAGGAACTTATCGAGGAAATAGCCTTTATCATCAGGCACGATAGAGATGGGTCGCCAGAAGATACGGCACGTGACATTTTAGAAGTCATCTTCGCCGCTCTACAGGAGCCGACAGAGGGGATGATCAAATCGGGCGCACAAGAGGTAGACTGGTATGACCACAATGCAATTGATTGCTGGCGCGCCATGCTCGCCGCCTCCGCACTTGGGGAGCAGAGCGA